TAGTTATGTTGATACCAGCAAGAACAGACACAAGATACTTTCACGATTATATTTACCAGAAGCCGAATGTAGAGATCAGATTCATTAAAGGTCGTCTAAAATTCGGTGGAAAACAAAAAGGCAGTGGTCCAGCACCTTTTCCAAGTATGGTAGTAATATTTAATAAATAAAGATATATGAACAACACAGAAAAAATCTTAGCGGAGTTTGATAAGGAGTTTGAATACAAAAATATAGTTTTGCAGGGAGACAGCTTGGAAATATTAAAAACACTAGAAGAAAATAGTGTGGACTCAATCGTAACTGACCCTCCGTATGGTCTATCTTTTATGGGTAAGGTTTGGGATTACGATGTGCCAACAGTAGAGCTATGGAAAGAAGCTATCAGGGTATTAAAGCCAGGTGGACACTTACTTTCTTTTGCAGGTAGTAGAACCTATCACAGAATGGCGGTGAACATTGAAGACGCTGGGTTTGAGATACGAGACCAGATTATGTGGGTTTACGGCTCAGGCTTCCCAAAAAGTCACAATCTTGGGAAAAGCGTCAATTCCCTTGAAACAAAAGAGTGGTCAAAGATAAGCAATGCACTTGACAATATAGACCAAAAGACTATAATTGAGTTATGGAAAACGAATGCAAAACTTGCGGAAATAAAATTAGCAAAGAGTCTAACAGGAGTTGGAAGCAATACTCAAAAAAAGTATTTTGTTCCCGACATTGCTGTTCTGTATTTCAATCAAAAAAACAAATATGCAGATGCGATAACTGCGGAGTTGAGCTTATGCGTTCCAAGTCGCATATCAGAGGAGAATCTATCTATTGCAGTAGAGAGTGTAGAACAAAACACAGAACTATCACAAAACCTTGTGAAGTCTGTAATAAAATTATCACAAGACCGAAATCACAAGTCTTGGAGCATTTTTACTGCGGAATGCAATGTCAGGGAATGGCTAAACGAAAACACAACGGTCAATCTCAAGGTAGACGAAGCCCTGAAGACCTTGCGTGGAAATCAGAAATACTCAAACGAGGAAATTACAAATGTTCTATGTGTGCTACTGACCGACACCTTGAAGCTCACCATATTAAATCAATCAAAGACTTTCCAGAGCTTAGACACAAACTCTCAAATGGAATGTGTGTCTGCCACCAATGTCATTATTACGGAATACACAATGGAATGCCTAATTTCAAACATGGTAGATATTCTAATAGGAAAGGCAGTTGATAAGTTGCAGGGGAATGAGAGGGAAGACTTGGGAGAGCATATACAAAATAAAACAAATCCAGATTCAAAAAATAGAAGCTGGCAATCCGAGAAAGGTGTTGGTAATAAATGGGATTTATCCAAAGGCATATCACCCTACGAAGGCTGGGGTACAGCTCTAAAACCTGCTCACGAACCTATTTGTATGGCACGCAAGCCACTATCAGAAAGCACTATCGCAGAGAATGTATTGAAGTGGGGGACGGGGGGGATAAATATAGATGGGTGTAGGGTAGGAACGGAAGAAAAACTAGAAAGAGTACAAGGTAATAATAAAGAAACAAGTACGCCCAATGCCCCCAATAATGGTTGGAAAAGTGAGCCACAAAATCAAGGCAGATTCCCCGCAAACTTTATCCACGACGGAAGTGATGAGGTGGTAGGGTTGTTTCCTGAGAGCAAGTCAACCATTGATAGAAATGAAATAAATAGGGGAACAAGTAAATCATGGTTTACGGGCGACCATGTAGATAGGGTTCAACGTGGCGACTCTGGCTCCGCCTCACGCTTCTTCTACTGTGCGAAGGCTTCAAAGAAAGATAGGAATGAGGGGCTGGAGGGGTTTGAAACTTCAGAAAAGTTTACAGCAGGTAATTATTCACAAAGTCCAACTTGTAAAACTTGCGATAAGACACTTAATGGAACTAATGACCATTCGAGATGTTCAGGTGAAGTTTACTATAAAGAAATGGAAAGCAAAAACACTAAAAACAACCACCCCACTGTAAAACCCACCTCCCTTATGCAATACCTAGTAAGACTTGTAACGCCAAAGGGAGGAACAGTACTTGACCCCTTCACAGGAAGCGGTAGCACAGGCAAGGCTTGCGTATTAGAAGGCTTTGACTTCATAGGTATAGAACTTGACCCAGAATATGTTAAGATAGCAGAGGCAAGAATAGCATCATCAATAAACGGCTCTCCCTAGACACTAACAAGAAATAACTATGAAATACATTATAATTTACGGTCTTATCGGTTACTTATGGGGGTTTTGGTGGGCGAATAACGGTAAGAGAGATTATGCGGTGCTTACTAGGAATAGACAAGAAATAACTATGAAACAATTACGAAAAATCACATGGAGACAGTTATTTAATAAACTAAAGAACGATTTTTACTGGGTAAGATACAATGAACAGAAGGCTATACTTGCTTTTGAGTTCGCTGTCATTCTATCTGAAGTAGCAAAACAATTAAATATTGAAATGACAAGAGAAATTGTTATGAAAGGCGAAGAAGTTCTGGTTAATGAAATGAGGAATGAAACAGCTCAATCGTTTGCTTGTAAAATGAACTCATTAGCACTTGCAGTTTTAGAACCAAAGGATATCATTTAAATGAGTACTGGAGATATCGACTTGGTGTTGTTACTGAAGGAAGTAAACTTCCAACAGTGTGGCATACACACATACGACTCTCTTGTATTCATTCGGTACTAAAAAAACTCAGCCATATCTATACCTTTTTGGAAGATAACGAGCTGAGTTTTTTGATATCTATATTTTTGGTTTAATTCTCTGTCTCATTCCCCCCACCTCACCCTTATCTCCACCTGAATTGTATAACTTACTCATCCTGTTTGGAGTCCCTTGGGTATTTGGAGTGATTATTCTAGGTTCTGGAGCAAGAAGTGTCTTTGTGTTGAATAGTCGATTTAGATTTTGTTTATTATTGTTATTGAATCTCTCACCAGGAGTTGTTGGTCTTTGTGGATAACCCATTTCAATCGCACCTTTTGCGTTAGTTTTACTTTGAATGTCCATATTTAGTTTTAGTTTACTTGCATCTCCAGCAGGAAGTCTGGGTGTCTCCTGTAAAATCCTTGAAATTTCTGCTCTACTAATAGGATTTTTTGCATCAACAAGACCTTTCATTATCTGATATATCTCTGGTTCAGTTTTTCCTATACCTTGTAGAATTTTAATTTTCAAAGGGTTATTTGCTGACATAATCATATCATCAATTACTCCACCAGCTTGGTATCCAAATATACCAGCGAATGGTCCACCGGTAGAGTATCCTGCTATAGCACTTCCTATTCTTGTTGCTGTTCTAAATCCTTTCTGGAACAATGTCCTATCTATTGTTTTATTATTTAGAGATTGTAAGTAGTTTGCTGTAATGAATTTAATTTGTTGTTGTTTAAAGTACTCTTCCAAGACTTTTCTATCTGCGGCCGAAGCATTTTTTAACATCAATTCTTTCATAACTTTCCCTTCTATACTTTTTTGAAGAATAGTTTCTTTATCAGAAATCGAAGTCGCCTTACCTGTTATCTTTCCTTGATTATAAATATCATTTTGTGAGTTTATTTTGTGATTGTATAAATCTGTTTGGCTATCTCCATTAGGTCTAAGTTTATTTGTTTCGTCAAAATTAACTTTTTCTTTCATTCTAGCTTTCTGTTCAGGAAGCAACTTAGTTTCTGGTGTAGCATCAATAGCCTTATTTATTGCTGTAATCTTTTCTTGTTGTGTTACCAGTGGGACACTGCCTTCTCTACTTGCCAAAAATTCTCTCATAGTCTTACCTTCCTCAATAGCCCTTTTATGTAAACTATCTGCTGTACCTTCTAATTTAAATTTTCTACCTTCAGAATTATTCATAGTATAAATATTTTCATTCTTCAGTGTATTTTGAATATCCTCTGCGGTAATACCTTGTTCTTCTGCCTCTCTTAAAATCTTTGTCGAATTGTCGTTTGATTTACCAGCTATCATAAACTTACTTGTCTCTCTATTTTTAAAATGGGCACCTAATTCAGATTTTGATAATCCAGGGTATTGTTTAATAAACATGTCACTGGCTTTATTACCTGCTTTTGAAGCATAATTATTTATACCAGAATCAAATTTTTGTGCACCTGTAGTAATCGCTTCTGATAGTGGTTTAGCAACATTACCGAAGAGTGGAGTCCTCTCGGCATAATCCTGAACACTCTTAACTACCTTATTTGTTGTATTACTGATAGCTCCTCTAACACCAGTTGGGATAATAGGTGCTAGTTTAGTTAATGCTGTATTTATATAAGGGGCAGCAATATTTAGTGCCTTTCCACCTAACACCCCTACCCCTGTAGAAATACCTGCATCTAATACCCCTTTTGGAGTGAATATTTGTGAACCTTGTTGCTCTAATGAGCCACCAAATCCTAATGCACCTCCAGCAGCCATTGCTGTTTTTGGTCCACCAAATCCTAAGGCTACAGTTTCAATACCACGACCAACATCTTTTATTACATCAGAGGTGTTTTGTGGAGTAGGGGCGATAATACCAGCTGGACCAGTTGCTTTTGTATTGAGAGTTCGTTCATTATCTGCATTACGAATAGCATCGGCACTTTCTGGATTATCTTTTATCGCCATCTGTGTACCTAAATAATCACCTAGATTTGCGGCCGCTTGAAACGGTCTAGCAATCATAGTAGCTGGAGCTGATACAAGTCCTTTAAGAAAACCACCTACACCACCACCAGTATCCTCTTGTGGAGTACTTATTGGTTGTGAAGCAACAGGAGTTGATATTGGCCGGACTTTAGATGAAAAAGAAACAGTGGGAGTTGTAGATGCTCCTGGAACTGGTGGGGTAGATGTTGCCGCTCCTTGAACTGGTCTAACTTTATTTTGAAATGATAGTGCCATATTATGTTGTTTTACGTTTGGATAAATTTCGTGATTTTGTTTTCGTGTGTTGGGTCAGTTGCATAACTGTTTATATCATAACCCAACCTGCATCTTGTGCTTCTTTACGTTCTTCAGGTGTTAGGTCAGAAATATTAACCTCTTGAGTTCCAGTAGGGTCCCTAAGAACATTACTAGATGAATCACTACTAGCCACATTTCCTTCTAATTTGTCAATAATCCTTTGTAGACTCTTAGAGAACTCTCCTTCACTTTGACTAAGATTAAGTTCAGCCATTGCTGCTTTTAATGTTAGTCTTTCAGCATCAGAAACTGAACCTTGGCCTTTCAAGAATTTAATACCCTCAAGAGATCTATTGGCAATAAGGGTTTCAAATAGATTTTTAAAGTTCGCTGAATCACTACCTGGAGTAGGAAAACCATAGAAAAAAAGTCTACTTTTACCAACAACAGATGTTCCTTCTCCAGCATCAAACATTATTTTTAATCGTCTTGCCGCATCAAGAGTTTGTAGTCCAATTTCAGTGGTTGTTGGTTTTCCACTCGATTGATTTCCTTGTGAAGCCATTCCTTGTGCCACAAGTCCTTTATATTCTTTTGGAACATCCGATGTCTTGTATGTTCCATTCTGTATTCCAGAAATAAAAGCATCAGCAGTAGGGTTAGCACCAAGTACATATGTCCCACCATTTAAACCTGCTGAGGCTTCTGCCGCTGTCGGAGTTCCTTTTAAAGCAACGTCATACTTATGCTGTTGGGCCATTTCAGCAAGTTTATTTTTTGATGTTAAAGCAGAAGCATCTTCTTTTTGTTTCAAATCAAGTTTAGCAAACACATCTTTTAAAGCTGGGTCATAGATTCCAGCATAAGCCTTTTCAATAGCAGCCAAATCAGTTGGACTATACGCAATTCCTGACTTAGAACCTGCATTGTAAGGGTCACTTTCTCCTGTAGCTATATCATTTCTCTGATTGTTTAAGTCAGTTGCGGTTGAAGTAAGTTGTTGGGTTGTTTGTGGACCTTGAGTGAGAGCATCTCCTGCATATCCGGGCACACTTCCACCTGTGACTTTTTGTGCTAAATGATTTGCATATTCTTGAGGAGACATAACTTTTCCAGTCATTGGGTCAGTATATTTACTGTAATCAAGACCTTGAGGAGTAGGGGTAACTGGAGCCTGAGGAGCTTGAGGAGTAGGGGTAACTGGAGCCTGAGGAGCTTGAGGAGTCTGAACTACTGGAGCTTGAGGTTGCGAAGTAACTGGACTTTGATATGTTCCAGCACCATTTGGTAAAGTTCTTGTCACAGGAGAAAATGGACTTCCACCCGGAGAAAGGGTCATTGGAGTAGTTGCCTTCGGTCGCATAGAATTGAAGATGTCTGATATTCTTGGGTTTGGTGTGAAATTGTAATTAAATGGTGCCATGTTATTAAAATTGATTAGTGTAACCTGAACCTACTAATTTGTTACCCTTATTAGCTAATAATCCTGCCGCTCTCTTTTGTCCTGCTGCTTTCGCTGTATTGATTTGGGTTCCTTGGAATCCTTGATTGGCACTGTAAACACTTGAAAGCCCTCCAGGAGTTACCCCTCCTGATGTTACATTAGGATTATAATTCTGAGTTCCTAGACTGTAGTATTGAGATAAACCATTGGCAGCCGAATCTCCAAATTTATAACCAAAATCTCGGGCAGTGTTTCCAATCTCATTTCCTTGCTTAGTTCTAGCATAAGCATCATTTTTGGTATAAGTATCCCCTAATTGTTGAAGTTTTTGAGCACGCCCACCCGAGAAAAGAACCCCTTGATTTGCGGCAGTTTGGTCTTGATTTGTTTTTTCTGTTTGAAATTTTGTGGCTTGGTCATCTAGGTACTTTTGATATTCAGCTTGTTGTCCAGCTAATTTAACATGAGCATCTTCAGTTTCTTTTTTTTGTTCAGCTTGGTAAAAAGGGGAAACGGCTGCTGTTCCTTGAGCTAAAGCACTAGCTTGGTCAGCATCGCTAAATGGTTTACCTGCACTGTTCACTAGAGCACTATAGTCTCCTGTAGTTGTTGCGTAAGTAATTGATTCTGGACTGTTTCCCACAAGAGCTGGGTGTGCAGCCGCTGCGGATGAATACTCAGTATCAAGTTGAGATTGGGTTTGAGGTTGAGTTTGAGGAGCTATAGGAGCTGGATTACTTGGTTGAGTCTGTTGACCTGAAATCGCTGCAATAGTTCGTGGTCCAAAATACCCTACACCAGTTGAGTTATTGACTCCTGTTCTCTGTTGTAGAGCCGCAACCGCTTTAGTAGTTTGTGGTCCATACGTCCCATAGCCAGTATTGACTTGAGCCTGAGTCATATATCCATTAGCCACAAGGTAATCTTGAAGCTGTTTAACTGCTTGTGTGTTATTGGAACCTGGTTGTAAGTTTACTTGTGGAAACATGTTATTGTTATTATATAATATTTTCTAATAATTATCTTTCGTATGATGATGATAAAACTGATATTTGAAAGTCAACAGCAGAACCAACATTCGTCACTCCAAAAGTTGTTACTCCTGTGGCGAGTGATGTTGGAACAAGAGTTGAAATAGTTGTTTTGGTTGATACTGCTCCACCATTCTTTCTGTAATAATAATCAACACTTGTTGAACCATTCATTTTTATGATTCCATCAAAAGAATCACCAGTAACTACTGTCGTTAGTGTTGTTGAAGAGTAACCTAAAGTACCACTATTTTGAACAGCATACACAGTGATAGTCGAGCCAGACTTTTGAAAATAAAATCCACAGAATGATAAACTTGTAAATGTTATTCCGGCACCAGTTATAGTAGGATTACCAAGACCATAAAATCCTCCACCTCCACCACTCCCTGAATTTAAATTTGCCATATATAATGCAACTGAAAATGTTGGACTACCTCCAAAAACTTCTTGAGAAACTCTCCAAGTAATCACTGCACAACTTGTAACTGTCGCACTTGTCTCTTGAGTTAATCCTGATGCGCTATAAATATTCACTCCATTTCCTGCAAGAGTTGGAGTAAACCGTGTAGGTGTTTCAAAACAAGTATAAGTTTTCATGTTTAGAGAACTAAAGCCGATTGCACTTGCATATCCAGTAGGACTAACATAAAAATTAGGAGTACCTGTTGGACCAGAATAGATAACATTTGTTCCTGATGGGTCTAGTGCTACAGTATTTCCTCCACTCACTACAATAATCTGCCCAGCTGTAAGTAATCCCATATTGGCTGAAATAGCGGAAAGTGTATTCGCTACAATATTATTTGCCACTACTTGAATAGTTTGAGTAAGAGCATAAGATGCGGTTACGCTTCCATTTTGAGCAACAGCAATTAAAACCTTTCCGGGACCAATAATATTAGATTGAGTAGTGGTAACTTGATAAGCGGTTAAGGAAGCGTTTATATTTAAATAAATATAATTTTGAGCAGTCATATTTCCTGTATTACCAGCAGAAATAGAGTAAGAGACTCCCTTAGCAGATGTGAACACACCACTTGTCCACGCTACAGTATCAGCATCTGTTACTGAAAACACACAGGTTTGTATCCACCCTAAATCAGCAATATCGAATGTCGTAACAGGAATTGACCCAGGAGCGATAACCTCTCCATTTAATTGTTCTGCATTTGTGTTTATGTCAGTAACTGAGTTACCAGAAGCTATGGCCGAACTTGGTGTAGGAGAAAGATTTGAAGCAACATCACCAGCTCCAAGTGTCTCAGATGTCTGAGGTTCGGTCTTATAAAGATTCCTATTCAACTGTAATTCTGTGAGGTTCATATTTAATTTTTATTAAAACCTTCATCTTGTAGACTAAGTATCTCAATGCCACAAAAAACTATTGCTGTTCCATTAGTGCTTCCTCTAAGTCTAAAACGGATAATACTGAAATCATTGGTATTAGCATTTGGAAACAGAGAGTCATATTCTTCATCAAGTGTATCAATATCTTCCCAATCATTTACTGTTGCCTTCTGTGTTTGATACTGTAAAAGTGCTCCGCCTCCGTTGTATGAAGAAACCATCATTCCACTAATTTTCTTTGACTTAGAATACATTTCTAAAAATGAACGCCATCTATCAATAAAGTCGTAATAAATAGCTACACCAAAATCATCATTTCCTGAGTCAAGTTGACCGACCTTTCCAGTTGATGTTCCAACAACTTGATAAAGAGTAGTCCCGTCATCGAATGGAGTAAGAGCTGTGATTGTATTATTTGGGAAATCGTAAATAGTCCACACTTGAGTAGAAATGGTATAACGCATCTGACAATTTGTGTATGTCACACCCTCAACTGTTACAGGTCCAACTGACCACTTTACAGCATCATATCCATCATAAATTCCTACAATGTTGTCGTATGCAGAACGAGGAATAGCTTTAACAAAATCAATCACACGCTTTGATATTTCAGTTGGTTGACCGTCATAATTGAACTGATAAAAACCAGAAGAGTGATGAAAATATAACCCATTTTTTGCTTGAACAATTGATTCCTGAGAATATGTTCCAACATTGTATGCTGGGTAGGGGTCGACATTTGTTGAACTATAAACTCGATAAATATGATTTTGTTTAAAAACTAAAAGTGCTCGAGGTACTCGGAAAAGACCAGTCATTGATTCACCATCTTGAGAGGAAAGGGTTGAGATAAAGTTAGTTGCGGTATAAGTAATTGAATAAGTTGAAGGAGGTGTGAATTGAACAATGTCAGAAAAATATAAGGCATCAGTGGTTTTATTACCAACCCAGATACGCCCATCAAATCCAACTTGAACAAAGTGTCCAACTGGCATTGTAGTTGCTGGAATAAATCCGGCAGTTGCCGCAAAAGCACCTCCATTCGATACTTGAAGAGCATCAGTACCATTTACCATATATAGGTAATTCAACCACTGACTAAATCTAGCCTTTGTCGAAACTGAAGTGGTTCGAACTGATGACCATGCACTTCCAGTCCACACTGAAACATCAGTACCAACTTGAGAAAATAGTTTTTTTATTCCACCTTGAATGTTTAGTGTCCCAAAAGAGGTAATACTTCCACTCCTACCAGTGTAAAGAATCTGTGCTCCTGGTCGTGTTTGCCACGCTCCAACTCGGTCAAAGTTCATATTAATAGCAAGTTGAACTGAGTTTTCAGGTGTAACAGTATCATTAAGTTGAGCAGAACGAATAACTCCTTCAGTTGGATAAGGTATTTTTACATTTTGTAGGTTTTTTGACATATTTTTTAATATTCCTAACCCTCTCCCCGTGGGTACAGTAGGGAGAGAATAGAAATACTAAGAAATTGCAGTCACAACTCCGTTAACTACAGTTATTGAAGTAACTGCTCCTGGTCCAAAGTTAACACCAGAACCAATGTTCGGTCCTGTATAACCTGTGTATCCAGTAGCTGAACCTTGAGGTCCAGTGTAGCCAGTAAAACCTGTTGTACCAGTATATCCAGTAAATCCTGTGAAGTTTCCAGCTCCAGTGTATCCAGTATAACCAGTAAATCCAGTTGGACCTGTATATCCTGTGTAGCCAGTTGTACCAACTCCAGTGTAGCCTGTGTATCCAGTGTATCCAGTTCTACCTGTATATCCAGTATATCCAGTATATCCAGTTGGACCTGTGTATCCTGTGTATCCAGTTGTACCAGTGTATCCTGTTGTGCCAGTGTATCCAGTCGCACCGTTAGCACCGCTTCCAAGAGCAGTCCATGCTGGTACAGCAACTGTTCCTGATTGCTGATAAACAGCTAGACCATCCAAACTCTCAAGTATACACTCAAGAGCAAATAGACCAGCATAAGCAGCTCCGGCGTAAGGAGGTCCTGATTTAATAGTTCCGAAAGTAATTAATCTATCCCCTGTCGCTTCTTGTTGTTGAATATCGACATTTGGGATTAAAGGGTTTAAATATGCCATGATTTTATAATTCTTATTTTAATAATTAACTTGTAATAATTGTCGTTTCTTGCCCAGTGTAAAGGTTGTTGAATACCGCTTGAACTAAATCCTCAAACTTCTTTAAATCAGGGTCGTTACTACCTAATGAAATATCTTTTCGATATTTTATTGCGTACCGTAGATACCATTTATATATCTCACGATAATGCTCAGGTATAACTTGATACAGATTCTCAACTTTATCAATTTTCTTGTAGTAATCGATGTAGACATTGTTTCCTTGCATCGAGTTTGGAATGATTCGGTCGAAATATAACCTATTCTCAAACACCGTGTAGTAAACCGGTTGAGAGATGGTTGGATTTGACCACACCTGTGTACCAACAGGTATCGACCTTGTGACTCCAGTTACTCCAGTTAATTGATTAGTTGTTAAATCTACCCCAGTGTAAGAAATCTGCATCAGAGTTTGTGAATATGCAGTGGTGGCCACATACGCAACACCTGATGATGAACCACTGAAATCTCCTACACTGTTTAAGGTTATTGTTGAGGCACTGATTGCAACCGTGACTGTATTACTACCACCCATAACTGACCATGCAACCTGATTCCAGGTTCTCTTGTCTATATACCTCAAATTGTATGGTGTCAAAACATTTCCAATGAGGAATCTAGCTGCAAGCATCGACCTATCCGTTTCATTGAAGTCAATGTCATCAGGTAGGTCGACATAATTTGTTCCAGAGAGAACTCCGATTGGAAATTCAAATTGTTCTTGCCACGCATGGCGGATACCATATAATTTTCCTTCTGTGTATTTTCGAGCATCATCAATTGCAGATAGACAGAATGTGATATTTATTTTTGGGTCATTTTCAGAAACACCCATCGCTCTAAGCACTGGATAAATAAGTTCAGCTACTGATTTTTGGTCATAAGTATCAACACTAATTGGGTCCGAATAACTAGATAAATCTCCAGTAATTGAATTTTTCCATTGAAGTTTATAGAAAGAAGTAACAAGTCCAGCAGGATGAAATACTACTGTATTTTGCTGAGAAACTTGAAATGTTGAAGTGCTAAGCACTGAATAAGCTCCACCACTTGTCGCAGACCAGGAAACAATAACTTGGTCGTAATTCAACTGTTTAACTGAATCCCCTCTAAAGTGAGGAAGAATTGTCGTGCCAACAACAAGATTGGTAGTCGTATGACTTGAAGAAATGACAATTTCAGCGTTTTCTGACCCTAAACTCGATAATAATACCGGAATCGAACTCCCTGAAGTGAAATCTGTAAAATTGTCTCCATTCAAGCCGTTCAATCCAGCTAAAGCGTTATCACTTAAAAAAGTAGCAACTTTGACATCCAATTGATTTGGTATCGTGATTGTGTTGCCAATGTTATGCTCTATTTTTATTTGTGGAAATTCAGACATATTGTTTATTGATTAATAAATGATACCATACTATTGCCGTGAGGTATGTATTCCGCACTGTACTCTCTATTTATTTGCGGGATTTTGAGTAGAAGTCTCCAACAAATAAATACAGAGCTTCTGTAACGACTCTATCTTTCGATAGAGAGTACAGTGCAGAATCGTAAACTATTCGTTCCCAGAAACTACATGTCCTACTGGGATATTTACCACAGGAGTAACTGTCTCTGATACCTTCTTTCCAAACTTTGTCATAATCCAAATGATGATTCCTTTGACCGTGACGATTGCACCTGCGACCGCACCAATCTGTGTTGCCAGACCGATAATGTCATCTGCGGTTAATTCGATTTTAAAAAACTGTGCTGCAAAAAATATGATAATACTTGAGCTTGCGAGCACCACACCACTGACTCGTGAAGACACTTTTGCGGGGTCTACTGAACTTGTCATGTATGCGGGTAATGTTGGTTTTGTTTCCATAGTTATATTATACATTAAGTTAATAATAAAGGGGAGACGTGCTCCCCCTACCATTTCACGAATGGTTCCGAGATTTAAAATCACCTGCCTTTCAAAAGGGCGAAGCGGAAGACGAGTTGGCGTGGTCGTTTTTGGGGTGGTATCACCCTGTCAAACAATGCACGCTCTTTGCTTTTGTAACAGCCAGAGTGGTAGGATTCTTTCCCTACCACGATTTTCTCTTTATCGCCCGAGGCGATAACAAGATTGCAATAACAACAATACTCCTTCATCACCAGCCTCCTGTGTCCACCTCTAACATCTTCTTCTTGAAACATTCCTTGCATACATGCACGGAAATCTCAGGTTCTTCGAACGAGATAACAACAAAGAGCATGCGTTTGTCATGGACTTTGCAAAAATCAACAGTCACGGTAAAACTTTTTACCATACCTCTCCTTTAATGTGACAGACACACAATGTGTTTGGGAACGATAGTCTCCACAGTCACTTCTGTTTCTCTTCCAGAGTAACCGTGAATAAATTGGACATACACTCCGTGTGCCTTGAAATTGTGCCACCCTTTCACCCAGTAACGTTTTTTTGAGTACACGCCACTACTTGCAAGAACAGCAGAATCAAGAACTTCAAATCCTTCGAACATTTTAAACTCCTTTCTTACAAAGAACATCTTAAGATTGTAAATTGGATTGTCAACCAATTGTCAACCTTAGCTATTCTCTATATGCAACTAATGATGCCAACATGTTTTTCAAAGTCTTTGAGGCTGCGGATAATTCATCCATAATTGTATAGGCAGGTTCTTCTCGTAAGTCCATATACAAAAGTGAATTAATATACTCACCGTCTATAATCATATTCTGATGAAGATGTGTACCTGCAAAAGGGGCTTGGGTTCTTTCATTTATCGGTACGTAGTGACCACCTGAAAGGACATTACCTGAGTTTCCCATGTAGGCTACAATCTGACCTCTCTTTACCGTGTCACCTAACAGAACAGGTGTATACGGTAGTATGTGCCAGTATTCGTGACGAGTATCTCCCGAAGTAATCTCAATCACATATCCACGAGCAAGGGGCATTGTGTCATTCGGAGTATATGTTCCGCCAAGTATACGAGTAACTATTCCGTCTTCTGGGGCTACCAAAGGCATACCATACTTACTTTTCCAATCTATCGCCTTATGGATAGGATTGTAATACGTTGTAATGAGGTCTACAGACGCTTTTTTATATGGTTTTATAAGCTTCATGTTAGTTTTTTTGTTACGTGTTCTAGTAAAAACTTCATTGTTTGCTCCCCGGTAAAGCCTCCGACCCCTGCCATTATGTACAGCATTTCAGTTGGTAGATTTAAAGATTGACCTAGCAGGGCGAACATGTACCCTGAGAAACCTGAGACGAATCCTGATGCTAAAAATAGACCGAAATGAAACTTACCATTTTGAGTATATTGATTAAGATACCTCGCAACACCACCTGCTATTGCAATGAATCCGTATACAAATTCTATTGGGAAGTTTTCAAAAAATTTCATTTATTTTTTACATAAAGAATACTCTAGCGTCTGGGATGTTTAATATAGCAACCAACTCTTTGATTTCAACAGTACTTGTTACCCAACCGTCTGCCGCACCAGAACCTTGTGTCCAAGACATCGTGTAAGAACCTGCCCCAGTTGTTGGCTCGGTACTGCCATATCCGTCAAATCCGTCAGCACTCGCTTCATTGTATCTTTGAGTCTGCCCTGCACCGACAGACAAAGACAATGCTCCATTGTTTTGGTAGATTGAATCTACAAGCCAACTGTTGGCTGATTCTGTAGTTACAGACACTGTTACTGGAGTGCCTGTGTTTGCGTAATTTGTTCCCGTTACCCCGATAGTCGGCATAGTGCCTGTGAGCGATACAGCCCCTGAGGTTGTCCACGAAGCAGTGCCTAATGTAACTACCACATTGTTTGCTCCTGTCGCTGGGTCTGCTAAATACCACAAGGATGAACGCCTTACACCTCCAGCGTTTGAGCCTCCTATTGCTTTTGTCATCGCCACACCATTGTAAGTAACACCTGTCGGGTCAGCACTAATTTGGTCAGTTTGGACACCTACTACGAGCATTCGGTTACTCCCAGCACAAGTATGTGAATATGTCAGTGTCGTTGTTGAACTTACTGTCTTGGCTGATGATGTTGCGTCAATTGCTATTGCCATTTTATATGTTGTTAATAATTATATTGCTGATGAATGTGTCGTTTTCCAATCTGTGCCGTTAAATTGACAGACCATCATAAATGTCTTACCTGCTGTTGTTGTCGCAGGAAAAGCAGAACCAAACGCTTTGTAGGTTGAATTGATTGTCAGTGTTTGTGCTGCGACTGAGTCTACATAGATTGAAAGTGTCTCTCCGATTATAGGAGTGCCTATCGGTGCAGAAATTGTCAGTGTTTCTGTTTGTGTTGTTCTGTAGTAAACATTGGCAGTTCCAAGGTCGGGAGCAAGTGTTCCTGCTGTTGTAGTTGAGTTTGTACGAGGTTGGTTTCTTTTATTTGTAAGGGTGTCAGTTGTAGCTCTGCCAACAATGGTGTCAGACGCCTGAAAAGTTTGCGTAGTCCCATCTGTTCCAGCAAGGGTGAGTGTGTTAGACGCTGTGAGTATCTTCCCGTCTGCAATACTTATTCCCACATACATTGCACTCCAAGATGTTGCGTCAGTTCCCGAAGCAAGAATACAGGTAACAATAGCCCGAGTATTTCCTGCAAGAGTACGCACCACGTTAGTACCAGATGATTGTATTGTTACCGCACCCGTACTGTTGTTTCTAATATAAAATTGCTGTCCAAGCACAAGCGTTGAGGCTACTGGAAGTACCAGTGTTTGAGTTGTAGACCCTGTGAAGAATTGTAGGTATGTGCTGTTTACTGTGAGTGTTGTTGTTCCTGCAGCCGTAGCGGTTGTGGTGTAGCCTTGTAATATACTATCTGCTGATATATTTCCATTTGCATCTCTTGAAGCTAGTGTCGAGGCTGTGGCAGCAGAAGCTACTCCTGAACCTGTCGGTATACCTGTTAGAACAGGTGTGGTGATTGACGCTCCTGTTGGGATAGTGACAGTTCCAGTGAATGTAGGACTCTCTAAGAAAGCAAAAGTTCTTCGTGCTGCTCCTGTTGTGATAGTTGCGTGATATGCATCTGTAAGAAATTCAATTGCTCCTGCTTCTGCGGTTGTAAGTAGTGTTCCAGATGTAAGTTTAATAGGTCCTGTTCCTGCTGTAGCTGTACCTGCCTTGAGGTGTAATACTGCTGATGGTGAGGTTGTCCCAATCCCCACATTGCCACTCACAATTATTCCATTTGTCGGTGCAGTATTTACACCTCCATAAGTCCCAAAGGCTGCACCCCCAGAAACATCAAGTTTATTTACAGAAACACCCGACCCAATTGAAAGACCTGTGCCGTTTATCACATACCAAGGAGTTTGAGCCGTATTTGTCACATTACCGAAATATGCAGCTGAACCGTTCCACACCATGCTGAAAGAATTATTTGCACCCGTGGAGAAAAGAAAACCTTGACCAGACCACCCAGTTGTCGAGTTCATAGTTCCAATCGCAGATGTATTTGTAGGGATAGTTGTAAAAGATTGACCTCCTGAAACTTGCAATGCACCAATTGTTGGATTCGTCACCCCAATCCCCACGTTGCCATTATTCAAAATAGTAGCAGCCACTGTTGCCCCGTTTGTGCCTCCGACAAACTGATGAGCAATACCTGCGGTAGTTCCTACCCCTGTAGTAGATTTGTAAATTATGTTAGAGCCGACTGCCGTTCCACCTACAATGTCTGGGGAAATTAAAGTACCTGTAGCGAAAGTTTTAGCACCAGTGTTTGTTTGAGCGTTTGCCAATACCATGTCACCTGCACCGGGTCCAGTGTATCCTGTGTAGCCAGTAAAACCTGTTGTACCAGTATATCCAGTAAATCCTGTGAAGTTTCCAGCTCCAGTGTAGCCAGTATAGCCAGTATATCCTGTCGGTCCAATAGGTGCGGACTGTCCAGAGTTAACCCATGTCATTGTATCTTCATCCCAAACCCAAATACTGTCAGTAAACCCCACAACAGCAAAAGCTCCAGGTACAGCAATAGGATAAGCAGAAACTAAAGCTGCTTGTGTTGCAAAATATCCTAAATCATTCGGATTTCCAGCTGTGTTTGCGAGATATGACATAATTATATAATTTTACGCTTATTAATAATTCGTCTTTCTAATACACTTTTATGCAAATCTAATATAATTTGTGGAATTTCTACTATAGCTCTATTAGTTACTTCAACATTTTTTTCAGCAACTTCAATTATTTTTATCAGTTCATTTCCAGCTTCTACTAATATGTTTTTAATCTCTCTAGCATTTTGAGAATTAATTTTAACAGTCTCTCCAACAATTTGTTCTATTACCCCAACATGTTTAAAGACTGATTCGTGGATTTTTGTAATAGCTTCTATATCTGCATTAAGTTCCTCTTTTCTTAAAATTAAATGTGATTCACTTATTTTCAATCTATAAACTTCTTCTTCGAGTTTTGATTTTTCAGTTTTTAATTCAGAATTTTCTATAGTGGTAAAACCAGCCATTTCCGTTTCTTTTTTAGATAATTCAATTAGACGACCTTCAGATTGTTGAATTTTATCAGCAATTTCAGTGTTAGATGAGGCTAGTTCCTTATTTCTTTCAATTAATTTAGCACTTTCCTCTCGTTTAATAGAAATATCAAGGAGTATAGAATCCCTCTGACTAACCCATGAATCAATTTGTTTTTGTTGTTCTGGGAGAAGTGGGTTCATGTTTTTTAGTAACGATATGAATAATGAACTGCTCCAATAAAATTACCTCCAGTACAAGTTATATTAAAAGATTCTCCAGGCTTACATTCAAAACGTGGACGATTATCTTCTCCCGGCTCATCTTGTTCAGTAATACCTTGACCGTCAGCAAGAGCAAAGTTAGCAAGTTCTGTAGTTCCTGCATAAATACTAAGAGTACCTGCTGATGATAAGTCCCCGATCAGTTCATGAATATAAATCCACGCATCTGTTTTTGCAGCAATGACAATTGTATTACCGACAGGAGCTATGTTTATTGGTTGCGATATTTTTCTGGTATGTGCATCTTGTAACATTTTAGTTTTTGTTGTAATTATTTTAATAATCCCCTCAGTTGAGTACCCGATTTCTCAGGTACTCAGTGAGTTGACTAAACAGTTGACCCATCTCCAGCTGACCACATCCAACCTCTAAGGTCAGAAGCACCCATAACTGAAAGACAGTTGAAGTTCAATACAAGGTCCTGGTTACCTAGCAAGTCAACAACAGCAGGTTCTGCTCTAGTTGGAAGTGCTTCGATGTATAGGAATCCGTAATCTTCTGTCATCATTTTTGAATCAAACATACCCCATGCAAGACCAGTCATAGCAAGATTCTCGTAAGGAGAAAGTTCTATAATCTTGAATGTATCTGTAGCAGGAGCGTTATTGAATAGGTTTGTCTGTTGAGGAGCAAGACCTTTATCAATAGTACCTTTGATAGTTTTAGCGTACTGAGCACTTGTTGACCCAGCTCGAACTACAAGAGTATCAAGTTGAGACATAAGTGGCATAGAACGACCATCCTTTTTCAAAGATTGCTGTCTTCGAGCTGCCAATAGAGAAGAGTAAGTGAATTGAGGAGATGATGTTCCACCATCAACAATTACGTTAGACCAAGCAGCACCACCATCTTCCATAGGGTGAACTTGTGACCAGTACTCAACAGCATCAGCACCTAGAGTTGAAATTGGAGTTGCAATACCAACTGCATTAATAGGTGTCCATGTGAATGAAGTAGTGAATCCTTGAGCAAGTAAAGATTGTGAAAGATAGTTTTTTGCATGTGTAATTGCATTTTTACCATCAAGAACTTTTTGCTTTACTGTTCCTTTTATTTTAGCAGCTGAACCTTCGAAAAGGAAGAAGTTTGACTGGAATGTCAATCTTACTTTCTTTGTAAAGTGCATCTGTGTGTAGTTCTTTGAAAAACCTTGAATTGGTGCATCAGATGCTCCAACTCCACCATCTGGAATAATTTCAGCCATTCCAAGACCTGTGACTCCTGTATCAGAGTAGATTCTTTGACTATCAACTACTTTGTGCATGAAATCTAGGTATTCCTCACGAACTGTTGGCGATACTTTCGGAGCGATTGTCTTTAGTACGTTGTTTACTATAACAGCGTAATCATTTATTGTTCCTACCATAAAAATATTTTATTAAAAATTAAGCTGTTAATTAAACAATGAACTTAACAAGAATTTTCTTGTCAGCGGCTACACCCTTTGTCCCGACCTGGACAACGACACCTACAGCACTGGTTGTTCCAGTGTTGTTCACAAGTCCTGCGTTTGCACCAAGAACCATTGCCTGACCGTTATGAGTCGCATCAGAGTTATTTGTAGAATCTGCAACCCAAAGGTCTTGATTAAACAAATCAAATAATGGCACTTGTGTAAGTGCATCAGCAGCTGAGATTGTTTGATTAGAGACACCAATTATTGTATCTCTTGTTGAGGCAGAAGTTGCTGCTACAGCAAGACCAGCCGTCAAGTCTAAGACATTACCGGATGTTGTTACTGTTGCTGAAGCCTTATTCTGCATAGAGATAGAACGTGTTGGGTTCTTTATATATGCTTGTATAAATGACATATTATATTAAGGTGGTCAATACTATTCATCCGATAGAAGTTCCAGAGCTTTCTCTTCAGACATACCAGCAGCTTTAAGTTCATCAATGGACTTACGCATTTCTGGAGAATAACCGCTTTTCGCAATAGTTCCACCAGGGAACTGCATTGCGTTGATTTTTTCCTGAACATTTGCTCCCTTCAAAACTCTTTCTTGAATTGTTTCAGATGGCTTGAACATATTTTCTCGAGCTAGTTCCAGAACTGTCATGAGTTCTTTCCCTTGTTTGCCATTCCAATTATAATTAGAATCAACAAAGTCGAAGAATACTTCTCGCACATCAGCATCCTTTAATTCTGGATGTCTTTGAACAAAACTATCAAGAGTATTTTTTACGTTCGCAGTTGTTTCTCGGTCAGCGATAATTTCTTGAATGTCCTCTTTAGTGACTCCACCGAGTTCTTTTAATCGTTCTCGGTCAGCTTTGACACTTGGGTCTTCTTCAGGTTGAACAGTATTTTCCACCGGATTAAGTGGATTAATAATTTTTTCATTACCATTAAGGTTTTTTAGTTGACCTTTAGTGGTTTGAATTTGTTCAGAAAGAGACTGTTTTTGCTCAGGAGTAATGGCTGATTTTCGCCTCTTTACGAGATCAAGAAGTTCAATTCGCTTCTCAAATGACTCGTCAGATTCAAATTTCCCTTTGTTTGGTATGCGAAACTCATATCCCTTATCCTCAGTTTCATCAATTGGAGCAACGCTGGTCTGCTCCTCCTTAGGTGCTTCCGGAGTATCCTCCGTTTTTACTTCAGGTGCCTCAGGCACTTCAGGTGCTAAAGGCTTTCCAGCTTGGACAGATGCGATGGAATCAGCTAGTTCTTTATCAAGAGCAGCCTCATCAGCATCGACTGTTATTTCATCTTTTATTTCCATATAGTTTTCCTACCCGTATCGTGGGTGGTGACGATGGTTATATTAATAATAATACTTTACGATAAATAACACAAGAGCCTATTAAGACTACTCTGTTGAAATCTTTATTGTACTTGCGACCCGAGTCAATTTATTTCGGAGAGTATCCAAATTAACTGAACCTTCTGTGATGAAAGAAATCGCATGTTTTTGAAATTCTCCATCAACTGAATTGTGTGATGCACCGACAGTTGATGCGTGCTTCAAGGGAACTATTATAATATAAACTTCCTTATCACCTGCCTTATAGAAAAGAATTCCATCCTTTAATTTGAAAATCTTATTAAAGACTGCAATCAATTCCTCACGGTCAACTGGTTTTCCACAAACACCAGTGAAAAAAGCTGGAGCTGTATCTTTACCGGTGGTTGAATAGAAATAATCAAGATTGTCCATTTCATCACCTGCTGTATTTTTTAGGACAATCTTATTCTTTTTCTTTTTTTCGTCTTCTTTTTTTATTTGTTCTGCTTTTGCTTTAATCTCAATATCTTCTAATCTTTTTTGTTCTGCGAGTTGTTTAGCAAGTTCTTCACCTAATAACTCTTTGTCAGTTGCCATTTTGATATCCGTACTTTTCCTCGTACGGGAGGGATTTTAAAATAATAATTAAGCTACTTCTTCTACTGGAGCCTCTTCTACTACCGGAGACTCTTCTACCAAACCAATTTTTTCTCCTTCAACCAATCCTTCACCTGGGTTGTTTACAACATCTTCTTCTGAAACAACGTGTTCAACTATTTCTGGTTCAACTGCCACAACCTCTTCATTTTTTACTTCATCCATATTTTTATTTAAGTTAATACTTTTAAATCCTTCATAAAACTTTTTAATGTAATTCTGCATATCTGGCTTGATTTGACTCTTTATTTTTTCAATATACTCAGCGGTCAATTCGGTTACTTTCGTATCCTTTTTGATTTGAGCAATCTTCCAAGCCTCTTCAATTAATGCAAACTCGATAGGATAGGGATGAGTATAATTTATATTTATTACTTCACCTTTTTTTAAATCCTTATCTACAACACATTGTAATTGTCGACCGACCTCGACAACGTTTATTCTATCTGTTTCAACAAACGAAGCTGAAAGAACTTCTGAATTCACCTGATTAACTAACATACTGATTAACTCATCGGCAGTTAGCACAATTTCATCACCTTGTTTTACTGTGAATTTTATAAGTTTCTTTTTTATAGCTTCATCTGAATATTTCACTTCTATAGTGAATGTTCCTTTATCTAGTTTTACTCCTTTATTACTCATAGTGGTTGATTAAGATTTTCACCTGTTCTAATATTATTAATTTCTACAACAAATCTTTGTACAAGAGCTGTCTCAAATTCTACGGTTAGTGCATTTACAACTGTTTTAAATTCAGTCTCTCCTACAAGTGACATGACTTGAGTAAGAGAGCGTTTTAAAAGTTCAACAGCTCCTTGATAATGCTCACTATTTGCAAAGGATACTACTTTTTGTTGCATTGTTACATCTTGTGTGTTTTCCATATTTTTAATCAACTATACTATTAAAATAATCTAATGCTCTTTTCCTATTTTCAGGAGTGTCGTGTATCATTCCTTTTCCTACATAATAATCAACATAATCATTAGCAAGACTTTCAGGACTAAAATCCTCCTTGTTTTTTCTCTTACTATTAAAATATCGTTGTGAAAGTCTTCCTGCTCCTTCGACTGACATAAGTTCTTTTTGAATACTATTTATATCCATACCAGGAGTTAATGGGGCACCATATTTTGTGTAAGTTTTAGGATTTGCTTCTCTATTTATTTGAGATTTAGCTAATTCAGCCAAGGCCACTGGCGTTAGACCGTATTCCCCTCCATAACCTGTATTATAATTTACTGTTCTTGGTTGCTCATTTTGATTTGCCGCAGGAACATTATAAACCCTACCTTGATTCCTCGGAGTGTTAGGAGATAATCCTCTATTTGATTCAAGGAAACGAATAGCATCTGGTATCTTTTCAGGTGATACAACTCTTGGTTTAACTACTGGTTCTGGAGGAGCAACATAATGTTCAGTTAGCATACGAGAAGGTATAGCATTTACTGCCTTACTTATTCCCCTACCAACTGAGTTAAAAATATCTGATATCTTCATATTATTTTATTATCCAGGAAAGAATGGAAGGTTTGCGGCCCGTCCCATAGAAGCATCAACAGCTCCCATCATTGGTGATTGTGGTCTTGGGACTTCATTAGGATTTTGAGGTTGCATTGGATTAGTTCCATCTTGAGACATTTTTTGTCCAGAAGATTCCATGTCACCAGATCCACCTCCAGCTGCTGTTTGCATCGCAGTGTTCTGTGCATCCATCATCATTTGTTGTTGCATCATTTGTTGTTGCATCATTGAAGGCATTTTCGCCATGATTGCATCATAATCTGCTTTTGAAATAAAGTCGTATATGTTTTGTCTTTGGATGTTAAGGAGTTGCTCGAGAGCCTTTAACTGTGAGGCAGCGGCTTCAGGGTCCTGATTTCTCATTGAGAAAATAAGAGTAATCTGATTTGTGATAACTGGAAAGAGAGCCATAAAAGTCTGCTTCTGAATCTCAAGTGATGGAAGGAGCATTGAATCACCGTCAATAACGAACTCAAGATATGCTGACTTATGTCCATGAGCATCAAGTTCATCAAACAGACTCTTTGCTGATATTGTTCTAGGTTCAACATTGTCCATGATTTCTCCCTCCGGAGTAAAGTCAAAATTAAGTCTAAGGTTTGGAGAGGCAGCAACTGCATGTCCTTTTGGAATACCATCGTCACCAATAATTTGTTCAGATTGTACAAAGTAGTTAGGATTCTGTTTTGTAAATTCAGCAAGGTTTTCGTCTGAATCAATCATAAAAACTTTATCAACTGTATATGTTTGCATCATCCAAGAAGCAGCAATGTGTGCATCCATTTGAAGACCATTCATAACTGAATTCTTTGGAGGAGTAAGACGGTTGTATGCTGCCTCTTTCAGAATCACTGTTGAACCAAGAGTGTTCTCAGCGTTTTGTCCAGCGACAATATTGTTTACTCCAGTGTTCTGCTCTATAGATTCCTTCTGTTTGTCAGCGAAAGCAATTCCTTGCTGGACATTTCCAGTTGTTCGAACAATATCAATTGTTGAACCAGGAGTCTTAGGGTTTACGATATTCGGTCCACGTTTATATGTTGCTGTTCCGTTCTGAACTTGAGGTCCGAAAAGAAGAGGGAAGATTTCTGCTTCAACTTGCTGTGCGTTAAGTGAGTTAATATATGTAAATAGAGCAGTATTTCCACGCATCATTTCATAAAGACCAACTCCGTATGGGTCATTTGGATTTTTAGTAAAACATCGGACAATTATAGTTGAGCCATGAGATTCATCGTTTGGCATTTCCCCATCGTAAATAAGCAATTTCCCACATTTTACAATGTATCGATTTAATAGTACGTTCTCATAATAACCAATAGTGACACTTGTCTTAGTCTTTTCATCATTCTCTTGCTTTGCTTCATCTGAGACAGAACAGTATTCCAACTTAGATTTGTTGTCTTTAGCTTGGGGATACTTTTCATAGAACTCTGACTTTGGCATATCTCTTTCGTAATATACCTCCATTTGTGACCAATAGTCACCTTGGTTAAATCCTATTCCAACCCATGTTCTAGTAGGATCTAATGGTTCACGGTAAATATCATCGAATAGAATTTTGTCTACTCCTTTTCGTTTCACTTGAACTCTTCGTGGATAGACACGCCATGCCGCCCATCCATAAGTAAATAGATTTTGATACACCAACATCATAGTATTTTCACCATTCGCACCAGAAAGAGCCCAACCTCTTCTCCAAAGTTCATACATTGCTCGAGCATAGACCTTGTCATCAGCAAAAACCTCCGCATCAGGCAGTTTTCCAGCCAAAACAGAGGTGGCAATCATAATTTTTGAGAAAGCAATTGGTTCCTGGGAAACTGGAACACCTGAACGGTTTTGGTCCCGGTCATTTAACTTTTGAGGATATACATTTATATCGTAAGCTCCATTAGCCATACGATTGTAAAACATCATAGAACCCCAACCAGACTTCTCATACAACTTCTGTCCATAAGAAACACTTGTGTTTACTAAGTTTATTGAAATTTCAGAGGATAAAGCATCGAATTTTTCTCGATACTGGCTCTTTTTCATCTCTTTTTTCTTTTCTTCAACGAAATCTACTACAATTTTGTCTTCGGGAGATAATTTTGCCATTATTTTTAAAATTTTATGAATTTATACATAAATAATATACTTATTTGAAATAAAACACAATTAAGTTGTCAACTTTACTGAGTTTCTCCGAATAAAACTTTCAAATGTGAGAAACCTTCAGTTCCTTGAACATCAGCAATATACCTACCTTGCTCCTGAAGAACTGCATATCCAATAGAAGCCGCCATCACACAATTGAAAACCAAAATTCCGTTAGCAAAGTATTCGTGGGTATCAGCAACCTGAAGATTGTAGACCCTTCTCCTTTGCAGCTGCTTTATCATTAGAATATTTAACCCTGCACTTTTTAGAACAATACTTAAGGTGATTAACGGCAGCAATAAACATAGTCTTGCAGATAGGACAACTAACAGTTTTACCAAACTTAAAATTATTGTTTTTGTGGTTCGAATACCAAACACTACATTTTTTAGAACAAAATATAGAGCTCCTAACCCTAGATTCAAAACTTTTCTTGCAGATTCTACAAACAAACCACTCGGGTTCTTTGAGTTGAAGTGAACCATAGATGTTTTGTCTGTTAAACTCGATACCCTCTTTTGTCCTTCTCCAAATTGCCCCTGATTCATAAAGTCTTGTCCCTTGTTTTTTAGCAGTTTTACTAGAAAGCTCTCTTCTCTCAGGAGTTCCCATGTGATGTTTCGCATGTTCACTTGCAGACATACATTCCAAATTTTCAATTTTGTTATTAAGAGGGTTACCATCTTTATGGTGTATAACATTATACCTAGATATCTCTCCGTAAGTATCAATCCAAATCTGCCTATGTAATGCAACAAGTGGTACTTTCCCATTATCATGTCTCCAAAAATATACACGATGTTGTCTGCGTTTTGACTCTGTGTGTCGAGTATATCTTTTGCCTCCGTATATAATAATTTCTCTATCATCCTTTTTGTTGAGTTCCATATATATAGTGTATCACTATCAGTAACAGTAGACAACACAATATCTCCTTTTTTAGAATTATCCTTGGTTGATACAATGGAATGGTCAGGTGTACCCACCAATCCTATATTATTTACTACTCTTTTATAACTACTACGGGTTATTTCCACAGGTCTGTACCCATTACGAGTCATAACCATATCCCCCACTTTTATTTTTTCAATCGGAATATTACCTTTGTCAGTAAGAATTTGTGTCCCAGCAACGAAACAATCATCCTTTTTTTTATCCATAGCCTCTGGCTTACCTTTTACATTTCGAATGAAAGTAAACATCTCATTAAGGAGTGCTGATGGAAACCCACTATTCTTCCTAAGAAAGACCGCTTTCAATGCCGCTAATGAGAATGGTCGTGTAGAGGAGGTAGTCTTCCAACCAAAAAACTTTGTAATCTTCTGAGTTATATCGTCAAAGACCTTCCGAGCATAAAGATTTACATACCCCATCTTTTCTAAAGCATCGTTGACCCAGAGTCCATCTTTATTTACTTCGATAGCAAGTAAAGCCCAATTATAAAATTTCCCGAGTTTATATGCTTCGTTAGCCAATTCATCTGGTGATACTTGTGACCGGTAAATCCCAGCACAATTTTCAGTCTTATGATTAATAACATAGAGCACCTGAGCATCCCCGTGAGCTAGACCCTCCGAAGTATCCCCACCAATAATATACCTAGTCCCAACTTCCGGCTTTTCGAACATTTCAAAGTTCCCGGATGAGTTGGCCATAAAACTAACTTCACCTTTTTCATCAGTAAATAGTTCTCCTTTTATTCCGTGTTCCACCTTCGCAAGAAGAGAAGCCACTTTAGCAATGGGGAAGTAAGATTGCCCGGTTGATAGAAAAGCCTCCTCTGGAGTAGTCGGGTATTCCTGCTTCAATTTTTTCACAGCATCAGTACCACCCTTTCCTCCAAGCTGTTGCCATTTCATGTAGTAGTAAGTTATCTCTAAATCCGTAAGATTATTTTCCGACTGGTACTCAGTCCAATCAATCTCACACTCATCCATCTCCAAAGTTGGTATAGTATTCTGAATCTTCTTCATTTCCATATCATCATACTGCCAGTTGTAGAAGTGTGGGAGAAACTGAACTTGAGAAAGCTGAGGAGTAATCTTCTCCCGAGTAAGCCACCTCTCTTGAAACACTTCATAGAACCTCCCTGCCATACCTTCCGCAGTACTTTCAATAAAAATAAAACCATCAAAAGGAACCGCTGGAAAAGTTCCTGTTTCCACTTCATCCGCTCTCTTAGGAAATAAGATACACATCTTCGCAAACTCAGAAATATGCACAAGATGAAATGTTCCAGAACGTCCAGAGGTAGAAACAGTAATCGAAGAAGTCGAACCCTTCTCTGGTCCGTAGTCTAATGTCACCTGTATCTTCTTCGCTGAGTTGTGTTTTATATTAAAGAACGCATCTTTAACATCAGCCGCCATGTTTCTAACTGCAAAGTCTACTTTCTTATCAAAAATCTGAGTAGCATCTTCAACTTTGTGAGCAATAATAATAGCCTCCTTATTCGTATTAAAAAGAATCTCATCTAATATAAAAATATCAATAAATGTCGTAAACCCAAGTTGCCTCGCTTTTAAAATAACATGCCTGTGGTATATCTTTCCTGGGATAGATAAGTAATTTTCAAAAAAATGAAGTTGTGCCCGATTCATATTAAAAGGCTCCTTCTTCCCATCCTTAGTTATTATCCAATATAAATTATCCATCCTCCATCTCTTATTTTTAATAAGCTCTGGATTTGCAATAAGCTCTTCCGTTATTTTTTCGTTATGTTCAGATACGAGATTTGTCATATTTTAAAAATCTAAATCCTCTAACTTAACCTCCTTAAATTCCGTTTCCTTAATCTCTTCAACTGGCGGTAGCACTTCATCCGCTGGTAAAGGTGCCTGATTATAAATCTTTTGCAATACCACAGTACGCAACCTATTACTCGATTGTTCCTTAGGTTTAGTCGATTCCATCATCCCTTTATTAAATCTGTCCCATGCACCAGCAATAGCATTTAAAGCAGAAACTAAATCCTTATTAGTAAAGTCCTCTAATCCTCTAGCCTTAAATTCTGACATAACTGCAACCGCTAAATTACCTGAGTCAGAAGCAAGTCGTGCCATAGCATTATTAAAGCCGGGTTTTGATTCAATCTTTGAAACAATTGAATTAGCAACACTCGGGGCATATCCCACATCTAAAGCGATAGTTTTTTTATCCTCTCCTTTAGCTCCCCACACCCTTCTAGCGTACGCTAATTGTTTCATTGAAGAACCTCTTCTTGATATTTTCATATTAATAATGATACTTCTTTTTTTTAAAATTGTATAGCCTACATTAGATTCTAAACCCTTGACAACATAGTCGGGACATTGGGGCATAGAAAAGTGTCATTTCGGGAACTTTTTCACATTTAAGGGGGGAGGTACTGGTACTTTTTTATATTTATATACCGGGGGTATTACGATAGGGGTGACCCCCATCCCACTTATACCCTTATTCTTAGCCATATATTATAATTTCTACTATTGACAAACCTTCAAAAGTATGAGGGCATAGGGACAAACCTTGAAAAAGTCTATGCCCCGATTTAGCCTTATTCCTAGCCACGCTACAGGACGGGACAAACCTTGAAAAAGCTATGCCCCAATATTATAAAGCCAAGCAGAGCCGTATTCTGAGGCTTTTTAGCCTTTCGGGACATAGATTTAGAAAAAAAAAAAGTATTTTGTAAAATAAAATTTTTATTTGTAGGAAAGTTTACAAAAATCAATGTCCTTGTGCCCCAATGTCCTTAGCGTTATGTCAATAGCAACAATCCATAGCCCACAATAGGAATATAAAATCACCATTTTTAGATCATATATATGTATAAAAATAATTGACATATATGTATATTAATGTTGTATCACATAATAGGTGTTGACACTGGCACATGATAGGAATATACTCTATATATAGATATAAATAATTACTACTAAAAAATATCTATAATAAATAAAAATGAAAAAAGCATACATATATATAGGAAGTAACAACGCTACTCATGAACTAGAATCCGAAAAAGCTATCAATATAATATCAGACCATTTTGACGGATTCAGTGCCTATGAAATCATAGGATTTTGGAAAGGTTCAAAAGAAAAGACTCTCAAAGTAGAGATCGTGATCGATAATGATACAGCTTTAATAGTGAAAGTATGTAAAGAGTTAAAAACAAAACTATTCCAAGAGGCTATCATGCTTGAAATAGTAGAGAGTAACGTAGCATTTATACAATAATAAAATAATAAAATGAAAATAACATACAACGAATATATAGAGAATAACACAATTAATTGCGATGTATCATATCGTGGAGGTAGTTTGAAAGTGGATATATCCGGTTTACTATCACAAAAAAGCCTGGAGGCCATAGAAGAAGCCGGGGAGGAGGCAACCGCCGGAGCGTATCAAAACTATTTAGGAGGAGGAATAGCCGGGAGTATACAGACGGGAAATAACTTTGATCCGTCTTTACTCACAAAAGTAGACCGGAAGAAGTGGGACGTACTTAAAGAAGACTTGAAAAGATATTTTTACAATCTTAATAATGGAGGCGGGGACGAATACATGCAAGAGAATGTTACCGGAGCAACCGCTGGAGGCTATGAGGCAACACAAAGACTCGCAAAGAGTGGGTATTAATAACCAGTTAGAAAGCACTATATACCTTATAGTGCTTTCCATACTGTTTATATTGCAACGCTAGGGCAATAGACACAGTACTTTGACAACTTAATATTAAACATAAAAACATGAAAAAAAAATTACTTGCTGGGATAACACAAGATAATGGAATGTATTTTTTGGAAATTGATACAACTAACGGAAAGCGCAACGGATATAATGAGTTTACCATGTCCGGCTTCACTGTTAGACCTATCACAAGAGAAGACGCAATCACACAATGCAAGGAAATGCTTGATGAGGATGAATGGAAGCAAGCAGTGGAGGCCAACAGCACAACGCTAGGAATTAATGATTGGATCAAATACGTGCTTGATTCAGACGGGGAACTTGTAGGCTTTGACAATTCTTTATTTGACAATGAGGTTGAAGTGGATGGTGTAGACTATTTGTTCAGTAGTGAGTCATGCGGACAGCATGAAGAAAACGATTTGAAACACTACTTTATAAATGAAAACTTGTTCAAACAATTAATGAAGATATGGAAACAGTACCACATGAAAGAATTGCCAGAAAACTCAGCCTTGTCTATTGTAGAAGAAACAAAAGAGATCAAGCAGGATTTGGACATGTTAGCGATTGAAGCAATAAAAATTATCAATCAATAACATGACAAAAAAAGACTACGAACTAATAGCAGAAACTGTAGCACGTTTTAACAAACAATATCCCTATTGGAACGCGCAAATAAAAAACTTGGTAAGTGATATAGCAGACTCATTGAAGCAAGATAATGATCGTTTTAACAAGATAAGATTCATGGAAATGTGTAAATTTCCAAATTAGAGCTTCGATCCATATTGCTACTTGATAGCATAAGGACATAAAGCCGGACACTAGCAGTCCGGTTTTTTTGTATCCCATAAAGTCCACAACACCTTAGATTGTATACTTTATAAACTAACTAATAAAAACTAACATGAAACTATACAAATACAACGATACTCAATACGTAGCAATTTACAAAGGTCAACACGAATTTGGCCTTTCATACCTCGAGGCCTTGCATAATTTACTCGTAGCTCTAAACATCAAATAACATGAATAAATACAAAGTAGAATTTACAATCACTACAAATTATGTAGTGGACATACTAGCCGATACAGAGGATATTGCAAAAGAAATAGCTACAACAAAATTTGCAGATATAAAAGCAAG